AAGGCTAGAGCATTACAGAGTTTGCAAATACAAGGAGCTAAATAGCGAATCAGATCAAACGTATACCTGGCATTTACCTTGGCCTAATTCATATTGCGATCCTTATGTGATTTACGAGGTTCCTGATGATTGACCCAATTACAGCAGCGGCAGCAGCTACAAAAGCATATGCAGGGGTCAAAGCATTTATTGAGGCAGGAAAGTCCATTGAGGATACGTTTCAAGTAGTAGCCAGATGGCAAGGTCATGCATCAGATGTTTTGTATGCAAACAAAAGGCAACAGAAACGAACCAACCCACTTAAAAAAGTGGTATTTGCAGACTCAGTAGAAGCAGAAGCGGCACAAATGTTTGCCGCAAAGAAAAGGATAGAAACTCAAAAGAAAGAGTTAATAACATTGTTGAAGTATGCTTATGGTAATGAAGGTGTAGAAGAGTACCGTAACTGCATGAAAGAGGTTCAGGCACAGAGGCAAAGAGAGGTTTATGCCCAACAAGAAGCAAAAGATGCATTAATTAAATCATTCTGGATTGCAGTTCTTGTGGGTATAGCTGGCTTGTTAATTACATTTATTATTCAGGCGGTGTTAGGAAAGTGAAAATGGAAGAGCCAACAAAACAAGTAATAGATGTAATCAGCTTTGGCACTGTTATTGGTACTGTCTCTGCCATTCTTCCGCCACTTTCTGCCTTGTTTACGATTATCTGGGTAGGTATCCGCATTTGGGAGACTGATACGGTGCAAGAACTAACAGGCCGAAAGCAGAAGCGTGATGATAAGGGCCGATTTGTTAAGGATGATGACTGATGGCTTTACAGTTTCTAATTGGCCCAATCGCTAATCTTGCCAAGTCATGGATGGATAACAAGCATGAGCAATCTCAAGCCAGCCATAAAGCAAAGATGCAAGTCATTAGCAATACAGCCACTTGGGAAGAAAAGATGGCTGATGCCTCCGCCAACTCATGGAAGGATGAGTTTTGGACGGTTATTTTATCCATTCCTCTCTTATGTGTTGGTTACTCTATTGTCGTTGATGACCCCGATATTCTTGGCAGGGTTTCTGATGGTTTTGATGCTTTGGATACTCTTCCAGATTGGTATCAGTATTTACTATTTCTTGCGGTATCTGCGTCATTTGGAGTACGTGGTGCTAGTAAGCTGATGAAGTTGAGAGCTAAGTAATGCCGCGTCATAACGAATTAACTGGCCCCGGTGTTGATATAGATACTCAATCTATTAACACAAGGGGGTCAATCTTAGCTGCGCTTCCTGGGCCAACTCAATCTGCAGTTGGCAAGGCCATAATTGATCGCCTAGAAAATCGTGCTTTAGCCCAGCAATGCGTTGGTGCTGGCAATCATTATGCGGGTGGAGTTTGTTATACGGGTCAAAATGCTGTTGATAAGGCTACTCAACAGGCTAATAACGAAAACGCCCCAGATGCGATCAGAGATAAAGCACAAAAATGGCTTGATGAACACGCAGACGAAATTAATGAAAATAACGAATTTATTGGTGACGTTACCGCTGATCAAGCAGATGCGGCTACCGCTGTAAATTTAGAAAAAGTAAATAGGCTAGAAGAGTTAGAAAGCAATGCGAATATTGATATTACAGACAGTTTAAATGAAGTTGTAAATGTAATACAAAATACAATCGCTACTGAACTCGATGTGTTTGCAGATACAACTGATGATGACACTACTGCTAATGTAAATTATGGCGGGGCTACTGCTGACGTTACAGGCATGGGTCCAGATATCGGCGATGATTTTGGTGTAGATGTCACCATTACCGGCCCTACATTTACTTTGCCTACAGACGAGGATGAGGGTGGTGGTGGCGATACAGCGGCAGGCGCTGATACAAGTGCTGACGAGCCAGACGAGGCTGATGGTGGTGATGCAGCCCCAGTTCAACCTTCAACGACCGTAACGGCTGATTCTTCTGCTGGTGCTGCTGCTACTACAACTCAGGGACAGTATGAATATATTGGTAATGGTCAATTTAAAGACAGAATTGACGGCGATGTTTTCCAGATTCCAGGTGATTGGGAGTCTGTTGTATCGGATCAGGGCATAGGAACTGGCGACTTTGTTGATGAGCAAGTGCTAGTAGACGCTGATGTTAGGGGTGTAGAAGCACCTATAGAGGGTACTGGAGTGAACACACAAGGCACTGCGGCTACAGAGCAAACCGATGCAGTAAAAGCCGTTGATTGGATTTTGGTAAATCTGCCCAACTATGAAGATATGACAGAGGTAGAGATAAACAAAGCCCTAGAGGATGCTGGTCTTGAGCCTGTTGATATGAACGACGATGGCACGATTACCTCTAAGACTGAGGCTGTTGAGACTACTAATGGCGATCAAGTGTCAACTGTAACTGTAGATAACTCAGTTGGTGACAGTAATGACACCCTTAACGGGGGTAATGGCGACGATACCCTAAAGGACGGTAATGGTAACAATACGGTTACGGTAACACCCACACCTACACCCACACCTACACCCACCCCAACGCCGACTCCAACTCCTACGCCAACTCCTACGCCAACTCCTACGCCAACTCCTACGCCTACGCCTAGCCCGACTCCGACTCCCACGCCCAGTCCTACGCCCGATAATGGTAATGGCCCCGGAGATGGCCCCGGCGATAATGGTGGTGATGGCCTTGAAAGAACAGGAATGCTGACGGCATTAGCCACACTGCCAACTATGGCTACACAACCTTTTGAGCCTTTGACACAGCGGTCTATCCGGTTTGATGCTCCGACTATTCAGCCAGTTCAAATAGCACCCACGGATGCAAGAAAAGAACTAGATAATCAGTTGGCAAGATTATTGAATGACCCTCAAAGCCAGCGTAGACAGTCTTTATTTGGAGGGCTTGTTTGATGACATATTTAAACCTAGTTAATGGTGTATTGCGGCGTCTCAGAGAAGACGAAGTAAGTAACGTATCGGAAAGCACCTACAGCAAGATGGTGGGTGACTATGTAAATGACGCCAAAGACCTTGTAGAAACTGCATGGGATTGGTCGCCATTACGCAATACCCTGACGATTACTACCTCAAATGGTGACAACCTTTATTCCTTAACCGGTAGTCGCAATGAGGGCAAAGTTCTTAACTTTATTAACGATACGTCTAACTGCTTGGTGGAGTATCAGACACAGAACTGGTTTGACGATAAGGACTTTATCCAAGAGGCCGTTACAGGCTCGCCTAAATACTTCACTTATGCCGGTGTTGATGGCAGCGGTGATACTCAGGTCAAGCTATATCCGACACCGGATCAGGCATATACCCTAAAGGTTCGCGTAGTTTTGCGAAATGTGGCGTTGTCAGCGGATGCTGATACGCTTGCGATACCCAGTAGCCCTGTTTTGCACATGGCAATAGCCTTGTTATCACGGGAAAGAGGTGAGACAGGCGGTACGTCTACTGCTGAATACTTTGCGATTGCTGATAAGCATTTGTCTGACGCGATTGCTTTGGATGCCCAGAAGCACCCAGAAGAGACAATTTTCTACACACCGTAGGATAGGTTATGGCACAGCCGTTACGCAGCATTGATCTTGTCGCCCCTGCCTTTAAGGGCGTTAACTCGGAAGACTCTCCTATTGCTCAGGATACGTCATTCGCAGAAATCGCAGATAACGCGATTATTGATCGACAGGGCCGATTGGCGTCCCGTAAGGGCAATAACGTCCTGACCACTAACAAGACGGCATTGGGTACAGACCATATCCACAACATTCATGAGTTCTACGACAGTGCTGGCAACGAAACGATATTTAGCACTGGTAATAACAAGATACTGAGCGGCACAACTACGCTGACAGATGTTACCCCTGGCTCATATACGATTACGGCAAATGATTGGAAGATCGTAAACTTTAACGATAAGGCTTATTTTTTTCAGAGAGGCTTTGACCCGCTAGTCCACGACAATAGCAATGGGCTGAGAACCTTTACGGTAGCCAACGGTGGAGCCACTAACGCTACGTTCAAGGCCAATGAGGTGCTTGCTGCATTTGGCAGGCTGTTTATCGCCGGCAACGCTAGTAATGACACCATTATTTACTGGTCTGACCTATTAGATGGCAACGCTTTTACGGGTGGTTCTAGCGGCAACATCGACGTATCCAAAGCATGGCCCAATGGTGCTGACAAAATTGTTGCTTTGGCTGCACATAATGACTTTCTTGTAGTCTTTGGTGAACATAGCATTATTGTCTACTCAGGCGCAGATAGCCCCTCAAGTATGGCAATCAGCGACACGGTATCAGGCGTAGGCTGTATCGATCGCAAGACGGTAGTCAGCATTGGCAGTGATCTGCTGTTTTTAAGTGATGATGGCTTAAGAAGCCTTGGCAGGACAATACAAGAAAAGTCTCTGCCTATATCCGACCTAAGCCGTAACGTAAAACAAGACCTGATTGCCAAGCTGGCGTCTAAAACCAGCCCTGCCAGCACCGTATACAGCCCTGAAAACTATTTCTATCTGTTGTGTTTGCCTGATAGCAACCTTGTTTATTGTTTTGATCTCAGGGGCCGACTAGAAAATGGTTCATTCCGCGTAACCAAATGGCCTAGTGTTAACTTCAAGTCTTTTGCTAGAGACAGAGACGGCACTATTTATATAGGCACTACAGATGGCATTGGTAAATACGATGGTTTTGATGACAACAACTCATCTTATATCTTCCGATACTCAAGCCCTGGTCTAACTTTTGGCGATCCATCAAAGATCAAGATTCTCAAAAAGATACGGCCTACGATTATTGGCGGTAACAACGTAGATATTGTTCTTAGCTGGACTTATGACTTTTCGGTTCAGGCCAATACGTCACGATTTAGGGTGGGGTCTACGAATCCGGCTTTCTTTGGGGTATCAGAATACACTCAGGCAGAATTTAGTTTAGGCGATCTAATTAGCCGCAAGTCTTTAAATTGTACGGGTAATGGCACTGTGATTACGGTAGGTTTGCAAACAGAGGTAAACGGTGCATCTATATCCTTACAAGAAATGAATGTCTTGGCGTTGATAGGCAAGACACTGTAATGATTTTTAAAGTGAGAGGAACGTACTAATGCCACATCAAGCGGGTCATTCGTACCAAGATTTAATAGATCAGGCGATAGCAGTAACGCCATCATCTGCCCAAGAACAGTCAACTAACCCATTTGGAAATTTTCTTGGCGGTCTTTTTGGTGGGCTTATCGACAATATAGTCCCTATAGCGTCTACTGTTGGTGGGTTGGGGGCTTTGACGGGTGCTTATGATCGTCTGGGTGCTATTGGTGAGCGTGGGCTTGTAGGCGCAGGTCAGATTGCTGAAGAGGCTTTTGCACGGTCTCAGTTCAAGCCATTTACTGTTACTACGGGGACGGGTTCTAGCATTGGTGTGGGTGTACCCGCACCTGGGTCTTTTGACCAAATGGGTCGAGAAGCCAGAATCCAACAGCTTATGGACACTCAAGGGCTGACCCGTGAGCAGGCTATGGCTAATCAGAGAGCCTCACAAATGCGTGGGTTTGATATAAACAATGATGGTGTTGTTACCAACCAAGAGTTTGCGGCCGCTAGAAATGCCGGCGTTACCGGAACTCCAACGGGTGGTGGCGCATTTACTGGCGCGGGGCCAATGATTGGGCCAAATATCCAAACTGTTTTAAGCCCAGAGCAACAGGCTATATCTTCAGGGGCTTTTACTGATGCTCAAACCTTGCTGGGTAATGTTGTTCAGGATCGTTCTACCCGCGAGCAAGAGATATTTGACCGAATACGGGCTACGCAAGAAGCTGAAGAAGAACGAAATCGTCTTGCTCTGGAAGAAAGGCTGTTTAACCAAGGCAGATTAGGCGTGAGAACCTCCATGTTTGGTGGCACACCAGAGCAATTAGCTTTGGCTAAAGCTGAAGAAGAAGCCAGAAATAGGGCGTCTCTGTTGGCAATACAACAAGCCGAAAGAGAGCAAGCGCAAGATGCAAGACTTGGCACTCAGTTGTTGGGTGCTGCGTTCTTGCCAGAGGCTCAACTACAAAACACCTTTAGAAATGCTTTGACGGCCGCAGAAATCAATCGACGGGCCAACCAGTTTGGCACTGGTTTGTTTGCTGAGTCCTCTATAGCGGGACTAGACGCCCTTCTGGGATCAGGTATCGGTCAGGCAGAATTGATGGGTAGGCTTGGCACTGGCTTGCTTGGTGGGGCTATACAAGGCTCAGGCAAAGGCGAAGGCGGAATCATGGGTATTCTTAGCGAGATTGGCGGGCAAGTAGCTCCGCAAGTTGGCGACTTTATTTCTGACACACTTTTCGGGTAATTAATTATGGCTCTTTCATTTAGCAGAAGTCTTCTTGCGGGGCTGACCAACCCAAACTTTGGCGACATAGAGGGGCTGGGCAAGCAGATAGGGTCTGCCAAAGCCATGTCTGACAGGCGAAGTATGCTGTTAGGAATGATGGACAGCCCCGTTGATTTGGCAAACCTGGCTGTCTCAGACGCGGCCCGTACTGGTGATGCCGCAACAATTTTGCAAGCAACACAAGCGCGAACCTCCGTTATTCAAGATCAGGTTAGAAGAGAGCTTGGCAAGGATGAGGCAAGAAGGCTTGCCGCATCAACCGAAGAAGAAAAGATGGCAATAGAAGCAGATATGGCGAGAAAAGCCGCCGCAGCAGGGTTAGATGCAAGTAAAATTACCGGCAGAACTCAATCCGAAATTGATGAACAGTTTCGGGTTGACGCCGCAGCAAAAGAAAGGAGGAGACAGCAAATAGCTTCTACTTATTTTTCTTTAGATCCAGATCAAACCGTGCTGGATGTCAATGGGAATGAGGTAAGCGCTATTGAGTTGTTTGAGGAAAATGTTGGCAAAGCCGGTTTTGGCGCATTTTTATCAAAGCTCAAAACAGAAAGAGCAAGGAACGATAAGTTCAATGCCGACATTGAGGCCGAGAAGGAAAGCCTGACAAAGCCGCTGCCGATACAGAGCGCAAGGGAATCTCTAGCTAACCTTCCCCCGGCGGTACAAAAACAACTTGAAAAGCGGCTTGACGATATAAAACAACCAGACTTTGCGGCTGGAGGAACTTGGTCTTCTGTAACAGAAAGGCGTCAAGCAAGAGAAACCCTGAAGTTGATTAACGACGAAATCCTGAGATACACGATCAGGCAAGAGATGGACAAGGCAGGCAGAATAGAAACGCTTGAAAGAGAAATCCGCAGAGTAGAGAAAATAGACCCGAGCAAGGTTACGGCTGGGCAAAGGGACACGCAGATTGAAGCGGCGATTGATGAGCTAATGAAAGAAGATCCCCCCGCTTTTGGCAAGTCGCTTGGCTTTAGCGGCTTTACCCCAGACGAGCCAGACCTCAACAATCGCGCACACAGAGAGATGATCGACGCCAGAGCGACAGAGCTTGCCGCTGAGGCGACGGGACTTGATAAGACCCAGACCCTAGATAATCTACGCTCAGACTTAGCGGCATTGCAGGGGACTGCTAAAGAGGGTGACGAGAAGAAGAATGTAGACCCATCAGATTTCGACGAGAGCTAACGTGGCGTATAATCTAAAAAGAGCCAGAGAAGCGGGTCTTTCTGACAGCGAGATAATTGAGTATCTGTCAAAAGACAGAAGCTACAATATCGATGGGGCGCGAGAGGCGGGTCTGACTGAGGCGCAGATTGCCGAGTATATGTCCACCATGAGCGTCTCGCCTCGCAACGAAGACATCCCCACTGGCCTTGATGTAATCAACGTCTATGAGTCACGAGAGGCCGAAAGAGAGCGACTAGAGCAGGAGTTTGCTCAGGCAGAAGCGGAGCGTGCAGCGGCTCAGCGCCGCATTGAAGGCGCAGATGACACCATTCTTGAGAATCTAGTAGAGGGCGTGCAAGAGATGTCTGCTGGCGGCGTCAGTGGCGTTGTCGGCGCTCTTGATTTTGTAACCAGCCCGATTAGGGCAGGCGCAGAAATTGTTACTGGCAGGCCGGTGCAAAACATAAGGCAGCGCCTTGCTGGCACTGCTCTTGACCCTGAGCAGACGTTCATGGAGGAAAGGGAAATAGCCAAGCCGGTGAGGGCTATAGGTGAAATAGTTCCTCTCGGGGCGGGCTTTGTTCCGGTGACAAGGGATCCCGGTAAGTTTTCTTCTGCTCTCCAAGACATTCTTGGCCTCGGGATGACGGAATCAGCCGTTGTTGCAAAGGCTTCAGAAGCCGCAGAGAGAGGGTTTAACCTCCAATCAGAAGCCGGGCTTTCACGATTTGCAGATGACGCTGCCACCCGGTATGACGTAGAGCAAAACAGGGGCGCGTTTGATGACTACGAAGACTTTACAGATCGCGCAATGCCCGAATACGAGCGCAAGCTGGATGCGCTTTCTGAAGAGCTAGATGAGGCTAGGCTTGTACTGCAAGAGGCAGAGCAATCCGCATCTTACGGCCGTGAGGCTCGAATAGAGGCTGCCCAGAAAGATGTCGATGACCTCATTGTAGCTATTGGCGAAACGCCTGTTGCTCCGTCTATGTCTGGAAACGCGGCAGACAGAGTGGCATTTGTCAGGCAGGAGCTACGGTCTGCTGGCGTTGCTGACGATGTAATCGACGGCATGAATCTTGCCGACCGTCATGCGGAGCCGAAACTTTTTAATGAGCTTATAGAGTATGACGTTCAATCTATGCGCTCTCTTTACCAAAATGATCCGTCCTTCCTTAAAAAAGTCGATGTAGGCGCTGGCTCATGGTTTAACAAGGCAGGAGCGCCAGCCTCTAAGCTGGTATCAAAAATAGCTGGGCCAAAAATAGGGCGCATATTCGAATCTGCATTTGAAAGCGGGGCCAGAAGATCTGAGCTTCTTTTTACCCGTTACTTTTCTGACGAGCGATCGGCAAAAGGACTTGGCAAGAAGAATAACAATGACTTAGAAGAGCTTGCTGAATGGGCTGACGGATACGAAGCAAAGGCGATGTTTCTTGACTTACGAACGGCCGCCAATGCCGAAGAGGCAAATGCTAGATTAAAAGGCATCGCCGACATGGCGAAAGGCTCTGTAAGTGATGGCGCATATAGGCTCTTTAAAACCTTGATAGCTGACAGCAGAAGGCATCAGACCGAAGCAGGAAGGATATATAGGCCAGAGGTCAGGAAGGATGAGTTCTTCTGGGCCAGTGCCATGAAAAAAGATCGAAGCCCAATCACAGAAAGTTTGGGGCCGGCAACTATTTCTGGAAGGATCTATACGGCCGGCACTCAAGAGCGAACTCGTGGACTTGCAGCCGATATGACGAAAGGGGAGCTAGACAGATATGCAAACCCAATCCTCACGCAAATAAACCGGATAGCAGAAGAACAGGTTTTGATAGAGCTTGCGAAGGCATTCAAAGTCCGGCCATCTATGGGTATTGGAGATGACTCCAGCGCATTTATGTCATCATTGGCAGACGCGATAGCGCGACAGTCAAGGTCGAGAGAAGTGGGTGATGCTGTTTCAAACCTGACAGCAACAACCTTCAAGGGCGCAAAGTCTGCGCCGGGGTCAACCATTCAGAACCTGATGAAGCTGTCTTACGCGGGAACCTTGGGACAGTTTGATTCCGCATTCCTTAACTTGCATGACGCCGCTGTTGCTATGGTTAAAAACGGCGCAGTGCCAACCCTAAAAGCCATACTAAATAGAGAGGGTATGGACATAAGAGAGTTTGGGATTGGCGGCAACTCAAAGAACATTCAAGAGTTTCAGGCCGGTTTTGATGACTCATTACGGAAAGACGGAACCCTTGATAAAGTTTCAGATTGGTATCAAGACGTTGCATTTAAGGTGTCTCTTTTCCGTGCCGCAGACAGGGCGGGGAAGGGCATTGTAATTCGCTCATCCCTTAATAAGTTCCGCGATCTGGCAACTCGCGGAGACAAGTACTTTGATGAGTTGGAGCATTACGCCACCCCATCCGAACTCACAAAGATCAGGAAGAGTCTCGTCCAGAACAAGACCATAGAGGAGATGCCCGAGGACGTTTCTGACATAGTTTTGCGGATGGCGTTCTCAAGGCTTGGTGAGCAACAGCTTATATCTGCGGCAGGCAGGCCAATATACTATCTCAATAACCCCACGCTGCGGCCGCTGTGGATGATGACCGGATTCGCAATTAAGCAAGCTGAGATAATGCGGCTTGGCATTGTTCAAAATCTCAAAGAAGGAAACTACAAAGAGGCTGGAAAGTTTACCGCCAGATACATGGGGTTTGCCGGTCTTGGCTACGGAATAGTTAATCAAATGAGGGGCGTCCCGCAGGCTGTTTTAGGCGATGAGGATAAAGCCCCGAGCATGGAGGGGCTGGTAAGGGACACGTTATCTCAGCCCGTTCAGGTAGCTACATTTAGCAGGCTTGGAACGCCATACGGCAACCGAAAGTTCCAAGAGGATCCTGCTGGTTATTTGGCTGAAAGCGTTGTCCCTCCCACCGGCCTGATTGGGAATGTCAGCAAAGATCTTAGCGACATATTATCAATTCTTAGAGGCAAGGATACTAAGTTTAAGTTTGAAACGCTGAGGAGCATACCGGGAGGCGAAGAACTTCGTGCCGCCCTTCTCTCAGACAGCTAATCCCAACTAACGAACTCTAACCACCCTGCCACACCCGCCGCCCTGTCATTCTCCATACGGGCGGCTTCTGCCTTGTAATGCTTGGCGATTTGCTTGGCTTCTTTGTTCATCCGTTTACCTAACATGATGTCCTCTACCTTCTCCCTCAGTATCTCCAAGGCCCCTTCGCCATAAGTCTCAATGTAATGACGGTAGAAGTAATCAGGGTTGCTGCCGAACTTCTGATGACAGCCGTAACAGTGGGCAAAGGCGTTCATGGCATCGTATCTAACGCCCTTCTTGGCCCGGCCAAAGTAATGGCTGCAGTGCAAAGCCATGCTGTTTTCTTCGTATTTCTTGCCACACCCCTGGCAAGTAAAGTCATTCCGCATCCTGACGCACCGGCTAAAC